ACCTACCCCCCCCTCCGCTCAGTCAGTACCAGACGCCGCGCTTGTGCAGGCTGCCCTGCTCTTCCTTCTGCACCTCGCCGTCGTGCACCGACTTGGCGATGGTCTCGATGTTGTCGGGATCCCAGAAGAGCGCCGGGTCGCCGCGATGCGGCACCTTGTGGTTGGCGACCGGACTGTTCGGAGCCGGATGCTTGCCGACGAGGACGATGCCCGTTCGCCGGCAGGTGAAGTTGTCGCGCAGGTGGACCTGCCGTTTCAGATCGCGCCAGCGCGCGGTCTTGTACCAGGCGACCCAGGGCGCCGGACTGTTGCTCATTGGACGTCGCCGAGCACCCCTCAAAACGCGAAAACCCGCCTCGTTTCCGAAGCGGGTCTCGTTTGGCCCTTTTATCCGTGACAAGTGATGCTCCAAATCATGGTCGCATGTCAACGGCCGGCTCCTAGCCACCGGACAAACGCCGGAGATTGGCGAACCAGCGCGGAAATCGTGCCCGGAACGCTTCCTGCTTGCGGGCCGCCGCCTCCGCTGCCAGATGACGTTCGATGACAAGGTCGGGAAGAATTCGCGCCTCACGCAGCGTGCCGATCCATGGCGCAACTGGGATCGCGCTTGGTAGCATCTCGACATCGGACAGCCGGCCTCCCAGCTGGCAGCGCACCATCTCCAGCGCCGACAGCCAGATCTCGTGCTCGGCGCGCGCGATGATCGTCGGCACTGGATCGGGATCGAGAAAGGTCTTGCGATAGGCGCCGGGCAGCGGCCGGCGCTGGCGCGAGTTCCATCCGTTCTGCTCGACCGTCCTCGCCTCCGTGCGGTCGCTGCCGTCCGGCAACGCGCCGACGACGACATCGACGGTCTTTTCGACGAACCACTTTGCCTCACCGTTGCCGTGCGCCTCGAAACGCTCGACGACGTCGCCAAGCTCCATCGCATCGAGCCGCGGGCCGAGCACGGCAGCGCGGATGACCAGATGCGAAGGCCTGACCCGCAGCACCTGCCGTTCCCCCTCGGTCTTCGTCATGCGCCTCCATGCCGCGCTCACCGCCATTGCGCCGAGACCACCGAAACAATCGAGCTCCGGCGCAGGATGCCAATCCTCCGGCTGGAGATCGCAGAACCATGCGTCGTCGACTGCCGCGACGGCGTCTGCGATGGCGAGCGCGTCGGCAGTCGGCCATCGATCGGCCGAGAAGTCTGGCACGATGCCGTACTGGTTGACGCCGAACCGATCAACCAGCGACAGCAATTCGGCAAAACGCCCGGTCCTGTCCCACCCGCCTGCCATGGCCATTGGCCCGTCGGCGCGCCGGGGCATCTTCGGCAGCTCCTCGCGGAAGGCCCAGGCGACGACCGTCTCGACCGGCCCGCTGAGCTTTCCCTCGCGATTTCGACCGAGCGGCATGGCGTAGCGCGACATCGTCCCCAAAATTGCGTTTCCTTCCCCGTTTTTCATTTCCTTCCCCCATATTCCGAAAGCCAAGTCATTGAAAAATCGAACGAAATAGGAAAGACGGGGGCGATGGGGACGGTAGGGAAGGTAATCGGCGTATAACGCATATGAGAAGCCATCTCATTTTTCCATTTCCCTTCAAGGCACGTCTCATCACGTGACGCGGGAATTACCGTCCCCATCGTCCCCACCGTCCGAAGTCGTTGATTTCCCGTACCCTTTCGCGGGGACGATCCTGCCGCGCCGTGGTTTCATCGTCCCCACCGTCCCCGCCGCCGACGGCGGCCGGTATCGGTGCGCGCGGCATCGTCCATCGCCGCACAACTCTGTCGCAAGGGGAAAAGGGTCTGCCACTCATGTCAGATCGAGTTCCTTGCGCACGTCGAACCTGACGCGCCGCCCGATGAACAGGATGTGCCCGCCGGTCTTTCGTCGTCGGATGCCGGTGGCGCTCATCTGCCGGCCGAACATGACCATGGTGAAGTGGGGCGCCTTGTTCTGCGTCGCCCATCGCGAATAGAGCCGGTAGAGCTCGCCGGCGCTGATTTGCGCCGCGCTGTCCTCCTCCGTGCATTCCTCAAGGAAATCATTGAGATAGCCGACGAGATCGGGCGCCTGCCGCTTTTCGCCGCCGTCTTCCTCGACGGCCGGCAGGCCGAGCCGCGCCCACATCTCCCGCGCCGCCTTGCGCCCGTGCGCCAGCCGCGCCTCCTTCACCAGGCGCAGCTTCTCGCCGATCTCCTCCCAGTCCCAGTCGGTCGTGTAACGCCCGGTCCGGCGGATCGACGGCAGCACATCGTGGAACACCCAACGCCGGAAGCGCTCGGCCTCCGGCTTGCGGCTTTCGAAGATCAGCCGGTACACGCCGGGCTCGTTGACCGCGACGGCGTTGGGGTTTCCGGCCCGAATACCCTCATTAGTGCTTAGGGTATTTAGGTTCACCTCACGGCGCTCGTCATCCGCAAGCCTGCCCATCGCCATTGATGGATTTGTCAGCGAAAGACATCGACACACGTCGGAACCGATGAACCACGGCTCCCCGTCGATCTCCACCGTGCGCACCGGCACATCTTCGAAGTCGAATGTCGCGATCGCGTTCATGCTGTCTCTCCATCGTTGTCGTGTCGGTCGTTCCTGCCTGCTTTGTTGACATAGGCGGTCCACAGCGCCGCAAAGGCCCGCCGCACGGTCCCGGATAACTCGCAGGCGACGAGAACCCGCATCGGGACGGCATCATGATGATCCATCATCACCCCTCGCCTCCCTGCCGCATCCATTCGGCGCGGATGCGGATGCCGCGATAGACGGTGGCGCCGTGGCTCTTGGCCTTCTGGAACTGGCGCATGCCGCCGGCGCCGTCTTCCCAGCTACGCCCTGTCGCCTTGGCGAAGCGCTTCTCGAAGGTCGCCCGGTTGAACTTGAAGACGCCCTCGGCGTCGGCGAAGCGTTCGTAGGCCATGAACAGGTCGAGCGGCTTTTCCGACGCATCCGTCTCCCCGGTCACCACGCAGGCGACGCGGATGAAGGTACCGATCGGGTCGCTCTCCTCGCGATATTCCTGGCTTGCGGCGCGCACCGCCTCGGGGATCGAAAGGCCCTCGTTCAGGTATTCGATGGCGCCCTCGACCATCCAGGCGAACACCGCATCCGCCTCGCGGCGCAGCTTCGCCGGCAGCATGCGGTCGACCTGGTCCTTCGGGATCTGCACGTCCCAAGGCACCAGGAGCACGCGCCGCCAGATGCCGTCGCTGTCGTCGTCGATGCGCGGCTTGTGGTTGCCCGACAGCACGATCTTGAACTGCGGATCGACCTCGAAGAAGTCCTTGTGCAGCCGGCGCACAGGGATCTTCTCGCCGCCGGTGAGCAGCTTGATCAGCGCGTCTTTCAGCTTCACCCCGGCTTCCGGCTCCGATGCCGAGACCAGCCGCGCGCCGGGCAGGCGCGCAAGGTCGGGCGTCGCCTCGCCGCCGCCGCGCTTCTGCTCGCCAGAGAAGCTGTCGATCGACAGCGTGACGGCGTAGTCGTCGAGCACGTGGCAGATCAGGTCCATGAAGGTCGACTTGCCGTTGCGCCCGGCGCCGTGGAAGAACATCATCGACTGCTCGATGGTCAGCCCGGTCAGGCAGTAGCCGAAGAAGCGCTTCAGGAAGGCGCGGATCTCCGGGTCGGGCTGCACCTTGTGAAGGAAGCGGCGGAACTCGGGCGCCTGCGTGATGCCTTCCTCGCTCCAGTCGACGGGCGCGAGCTTGGTGATCATATCGTCCTGGCGGTGCGGCCGCAGCACCGCGCGCCAGCGGAACCGGGGATCGTCGGGGTCGCTCTCCTCGTCCTCTTCCTGGATGAAGTCGATCGTGCCGCTGCGGCAGTTCACGGAGTAGCGCAGCGTGTTCAGTTCCTGGACGGTGCGCAGCACGTATGGCCGCATCTCCGTCGTCATGTTGGAGAGCTTCGACGATCCGGCCGTCGATTTGGCGTGCCGTGCCCGGCTCTTCTTGCGGTCGGCGACGGCCCGGCGCAGCCGCGCCGCTTCCGCCGCCGCCGCGGTCAGGGCGGCACGCTCCGCCTTCTGCTCTGCGCTCCATCCGCCGTCCGGTTCGCTCATCCGCTCGAGCGCGGCCTTGGCGATGTCGCCGGCCTCGATCCGCTCGCGCTCCTTCGGATAGGCGCCAAGCACGACGATCTCGTCGCGGATGGCGATCGCCGCCTCATGGGCGAGCCTGCGGATGCGTGCGTCGTCCTCGTCCTCCTTCCAGCGCATGCCGTCGAACACGTGCCAGCCGATGTTGGCGACGGCGATGGCGATGTGCGAGGCGGCGCCGTAATGCTCCGCCGCGAGGTCGCCGCAGCGTCGCCGCATGCGTCGGCCGTTGCCGATGTCGGTCTCCGCCTCCTCGGCGCAGGCCTCCAGCAACCGGCGTGCAGCCTCGGCATCCTGATCACTCGGCGGGTTGCCGGCTCCTTCGTCTGCCGCGACCGTCACGATTGCCCGCCCTCGTCGTCAAGCGCGATGCCGTAGTCGCATGGATGATGGCCGAGCACGGCCCAAAGGCGCGCCCGTTGCGCCGCGTCGCGCAGGCGCCCGGCGAAGGCGTCGCGCACGGCCGAATAGGGCAGTCCCGAAAGCCGCGTCAGCTCGTCCGCCAGGTCGGCGCGGGCATGCACCGGCCTCCCGTCGAAACCGTCGCGGGCGATCGACCGGGCAAACAGGAATCCGCGCAGCATGGCCGGCGAGAATTCAGGGCGCGGACGCATTGCGGTCCTCCTGTTTCCCATCGGTTTGTCGTGAAACCGGCAACCGGTCGCGATCCGCGAGATAGGTGAACGGGTCGCCGCTGATGGCACGGCAGGCGAGCAGGAAGGTCGTCGCCGAGACCGACCGTCCCTGTTCGATCTTGCGCCATTCGGTTCGCGCGATACCCGCCCGCCGCGCGGCCGCGTCTACATCGATCCCCGTCGTCGATCGCCAGCCCGCGGCATGATAGGCGAGCTTCGTCCAGTCGACCGTGCTTCGGCCCCGGTCTCCGTCGCGCAGTTCGGAGACGCGCGCCGCCGCGATACCGCGGGCCCGCGCGCCGGCGAGGATGGCGTAGACAGCCGCCGAATGGTCGCGACGCCCGATCAGCGAGGCGACCGCCGAGAGCGACAGCCATGCACATTCGGTCCAGGCTCGATAGGCGATGTCCTGCCTCGCCGTCAGGATCGGCCTCGACTGCCTCCGGCCGACCAGCTCGTCGATCGACACGCCAGCGGCGAACAGCTCCGCGTCGCGGATGGCGAGCGCGCGGACACCGAAGCGGGCGACGTCGGCGGCGCGCGCCAGAGACCGCAGGGAGGGCGCGGGAGCGGAGGCGATCACGGCACGCCCTCCATGGCCTCGACCATCGGCGCCGTCTCCGGCGTGGCGTCCGCCTCGCGCCGGAGATTGCGCACCGCCTGGCGGAAATAGCTCGGCTTCAGTTCGAAGCCGATGCCGCGCCGGCCGGCATGGATAGCGCCCCACACTTCCGAGCCGATGCCGAGGAATGGCGTGATCACGATGTCGCCGGGATTGCTCCACAGGTCGACGCAGCGCTCGATGACGTCGAGCTGCAGCGGCGAGATATGCTTCTCGTCGCGTTCGTCCTTGGCCGACTGGTACTGGAGCACGCGCGATTGGCGTATGTCGGTCCACACCGGCGAGGCGTAGCGCTGCCACACCTCGATCGAGTACCAGTTCCGCCCGTCGTGGTCGGTCGTGTATTTGGCCGGGTCCGGCCCGTCGCCCTCGCCGACATAGCGTCTCAGGCATCCGGCGACCGGCTCCGGATTGTCGCCGGGCTTGCGGAAGCTGACGACATAGTCGGCGAGCGCCTGCCCGCTCAAGGTGCTGTCCTTCACGACCTGCTTGTGCAGCAGCCGGATGCTCTTGGTGCGCTGCTGCGCCACCACCGGATCCTTCCGGATGCACACTTCCGAATGCAGCAGCCATCCGGCATCCTCCCATGCGCGGATGACCTCGCCGCGGAAGTCGCGCATGCCGATATGCCCGTCGCGGATCTTCGACGTCGGCAGCTGCATGACGTGCACCGAATGCAGTCGTCCCGGCATGGTGACGCGCAGCAGTTCGTCGATCAGGAACCGGTAGTGCGTCCAGAACTCGCCGCCCTCGCTGTTCGACAGGTCGCGCTCCGAACCGGAAAATTTGTAAAGTCCCTCGAAGGGTGGCGAGTGCAAGCCGTAATGGATCGATCCGTCGGGAACAGCCCTGATCAGCTCGCAGCTGTCGCCCTGGTAGATGGCGTATCGGTCGGTGACGACCTGGTCGACGGCTGCGATGGCGAGCGCCGGGGAATCGGTTCTTCGACGGGTCATGCGAATTCCTCCCATGCCGGCAGGACGAGGCGGGTCTCCGCCCGGTAGTCCGGACGGTCGCGGACGAGGCCGCGCACGTTTGCCGCGTTCAGGTCGGCCATGTGCCGCACCATCGCCTCGGCCATGCGCTCGGCGTCACGTTCCTTGCGCTCCTGGTTGGCGACGACGTTGCCCTCGCTGTCGGCGGCGATGAAGTCGGCGATCACCTCGCGCTTCTGCCCGAAACGCCAGAAGCGCCGGGTCGCCTGGTAGACCTGCTCGAAACTGTCGTTGAGCCCGATGAAGCCTGTGCGATGGCAATGCTGCCAGTTCATCCCGAATCCGCAGATCGACGGCTTGGTCACCAGCACGCGGATCCTGCCCTCGCTGAAGTCGCGGAGCTTGGCTTCCTTGTCGTCATCGCTGTCGGAACCGCGCACCTCGACGGCGTCCGGAATGGCGGCGG